GGGGTTAATTTATACCGCTACGCTGGTTTTTTTTTGTAGATTAAATATATTGTTTTTTCAATTGCTGTCCTACTCTATTTATGATAAATAAAGTAAACATATATGTTAATATCTCAAAATAATAAAAATGGGGCTTATTTATTAAAAAAGCTGAGATCTAATATATATGTATATATATACATATGAGGGTATAAGTGCCTTCCCCACCAAAAAAAATAAATTTTATTCCGCTTATACCTGCTTAAAGTGCTTTAGATTGCGTATTTTTTATTTTTCGTTAAATTTTGGTTAAAATCACGAATAATGTCTCACTATATTGGTGATGGTATACTAATATTGAGATCATCAACTTGACTTGTGATGTCCTACTATGTTAATGTTTAAAAATATGATAAAACATCTTTTATTGTGGTCTTTTTTTTTATTGTTAATTTTTTTTATGACTGAAGTTGTTACTGCTAAAGAAATGTGCTTAAAGATGCAATATAAATATCCAAATAAACATGAGAAAATTACAACATTTATAAAAACTTACGATATTAAAAAAGATCGGGCTTATATTTTAAGTGATTATATTTTATATATAGGTGAGAGGCATGAATTAGACCCGCTATTATTAGCCTCTATTTTAGGCGTAGAGAGCTCTTATCGCTTCGACGCAATAAACCCTATGTCTAAAGATTATGGAGCTATACAGCTTAATCTGAGGGTTTGGAAAAGGGAATTTAAAAGGCTTAATATAGACTTTAATTTAGACCTTTTCAATAGCTCTAAAATTTATCAAATTAAGGTTATGGCGACTATATTAAATGTATTAAAAAATAGGCATAAAGAAGATTGTTTTTGGTGGGCTAGGTATCATTCTTCTACACCTAAATTTAAAAAAATATATATTAAAAAAATAGAGAAAATGATTACTAAGATCGCAAATTGACATTATTTTTTAGATATGTTAATGTTAAAATATGACACCACGACAAATGGAAAAAATAAAAGAAATAATAGCAGAAAGAGCGGGGCTTAATTTTTATAATAATGGATTTAATGATAGACAGGTAGACCAGGATCTTGAGGTTCGGGTTGAATTTACTTATGATGAATCAATTTATCGGATAATGAATTACTATATAAATATAAATGTTACGTATCGTGGCCATGGGTATGTTAAAACGGTCGAAATAGATACAAGAATTGTAGAGCGTTTTGATCAAGAATTGCGTGAGATAGTAGTAAGATCTGTAGATGATTGTTGCAATCATTTAATTAATGATTTAAATGAAATACGGGTAATAAATGAGAGGGTGCCATTAACATTAAGCGGGCATACACTTGAAGATATTCTAAATGAATATAATAGAAAAAATAAAAAAGAAATTTTATTTGAAAGTAATTTAATTAAAATAGAACTACTCATGGGAAGCGAGGTGATTGCCGCAGGTCAGCATTGGAAAAACTGTTTAAAAAACGAAGGACATAGAATTAAATATAATTCTAAAATAATAGCAATATATAGAAAAGAAGAAATTCAAAGAAATTGGAGAAAATGGGCTATTTGTTCTTTTAAAAGAAATAAAGAAGAAATCATGGGTCCTGGAAATACAGAAATAACGGACGAAGAATATCACCAAATAAAAAAACTTATATATGTGAATAATTTAGAAGGTAGGATTTATTAAATGAAAGATTTTAAATTATACAATGCAGATTGTTTAAAGATTTTAAAAAAACTACCTGATAATAGTGTAGATATTTGTTTGACTGATCCTCCTTATGGCACTACTGCTTGTAAGTGGGATAATATTATAGATTTTAAACTTATGTGGGAACAATTACACAGAGTAGTTAAAGATAACGGAGCCATTGTTTTATTTGGGAGCGAACCGTTTTCAAGTGCTTTAAGAATGAGCAATATAAATAATTTTAGATACGACTGGATTTGGCAAAAAACAAAAGCAACAGGGTTTATGAACGCTAAAAAAATGCCTCTTAAATCATTTGAGAACATATCTGTATTTTATCAAAAATTACCTACATATAATCCCCAAGGTCTTATTAAGGGTGTTTTTAATAATAGTAGACCCGCAAAAAAACAAACTAAAAGCATATATTATAAAAATGTGAAAGATAAAACCCATAAAGAAAGTAATTATACCAATTATCCTAAAGATATATTAACTTATAAAAAGCCTAATAAGCCGCTGCATCCTACACAAAAGCCTGTTGAATTGCTGGAGTATTTAATTAAAACATATACCAATAAAGAGGAAATAGTGCTTGACTTTACTATGGGTAGTGGTTCTACTGGAGTTGCTTGTAAGAATACTAACCGTAAATTTATCGGTATTGAATTAGATAAAGAATATTTTAAGATAGCAAAGGAGAGAATAAAATGATAAGTTATTTTATGATAAAACTAAAAGATAAAGAGGATGGTAAAGTTACTACAGTTTTTACTAATTGTAAAAATTATTATATTAATAAAAGAAAATATACTCAAGTAGCTAAATTAAGCTTTTCTGAAGAAAATATATTAAACATTAGAGGTCAGATAATTGATGCTGTGTTTTTAATTGAACCGTGTTGTTTAAAAGTAAAAGATTCAATACTCTTAAGATTAAGATAAATAAAAAAGGGCTAAATTCTTAGCCCTGTTCGCTGTGACGCTAGCTGGCGAGATACTTTATCACCTCCTTTATTAAAAACTAAATGTAATGTGGATTCCCAATTTTTGATTTTGATCCATGTATCCACCTACACCCAAAGGTCCTAGAAATTGATAATTAATAATTCCATACTTTGTTAAGTTTTGGTTAATTCCAATGCCTAGGGTTAGCTTTTTAGGATTTTTGATAGTTTCTGTTTTGATGTATCCTTCTTCTTGCTTAGAATAAGATACATTTTTACTTTTTTCACTATTTTCTGTACTAAATTGTTCGATCTCCGAATCTTTTCTTGTAAGTATTCTCTTTTCTTTTCTCTTACTTCCATCAGCATTTACAATCTCTACAATATGTACATCTTTATCTTCTTTAATCTTCTTATATTCTTGGCTAATCTTATGGTATTTCTCTTGTAAAAGCATATGACTTGATTCTAGTTTACTATATCTCTTTTCTTCTTTCTTGATTTCCGTTGCCATAAATCCAGATAGCAATAGCATAGATACCAAAGCTACTATCCACATCTTATTTTGTTTCAGGTTTTTCATACATCTTTTCCTTTTCAATTAATTTACCAATTTTCAACATTTGATCTTTTGTAAATATATTACTCTTAATTCGATTACATTTGCCACAGCAGAGAACTACATTATCTACGCAGTAAGGTCTAGTAGAGTCTAACCTATCTAAACATGACCCATTATTGCTATCTTCTACTACATTTGAATTACAATAAAAACAGTTTTCTTTTGACAATATTTTTGTATACTCTTCCAATGTCATTTGAATTTCTATTTTTCTTCTTTTGCTTGCTGCTTTCAAATAAGCAAATCTAATGTTAGGTCTACTTTTATTGTTGTGATAATAAGCTCTACATCTTTCTAGATTGTCTGTGTAATTTCTTTTTTGGTAATTTTTTTCTGGTACTGGATTGGCTCGATATCTTTGTTTTCTATTTTGTTTAATTTGTTCTTTTTTCTTTAAGTAATACTTTCTATTATATTCCTTACGTTCCTCCTGCGTCATTTTCATTCGTCCCTCCTTGATAATAACTCGTTTGAACAATAAAATATCATATTAATATTTTTATGTCAAATTTTGATCTTCTGGATCTGGTTTGCCTCTTTTTTGATAAGCATTAGCTCCAGCAATTCCTACACAAATTCCAGCTATTGCCGCACTAGTATCGATCCCTTTGTGTAAACCGTATCCTAAAATAATCATTCCAATCAAAGCCAAAAAAGAACGTCTACATTTAAATATTCTAATCATTTTATTTCCTTTATATAAGTACTGAGATCTTTCTCAAATTCATTCCAATCTAAATCAACATGTTCCGCATCTTTAAATAATAACTCTCCTCTTAAGATATTCATATCAATCATAGGAGCAGGGCATGTCTTTCCGCTCTCGCTGTCCAATTCGCTATGCCCCATTACTTTGTCGTAAGAGATTCCAAACTCGCTCTGAAGGCTTCTAAGAAGCTTCACCAAACTTAATTTTTGTAGAGTTGTCATCTTATTTCTGCCGACTACACATACGCCGATTGTATAATGATTATGCCCCTTTACGTGAGCTCCAGGATTAAACTTAAGTGTCCTTTTATGTCCGTTTTCGACCTCTTTGTACAATGATCTTCCTTTCTGAATTGATCCATCTCTAGCCACCACAAAGTGATACCCTATGTCCTTGAAATTACGAGCCAAATGCCATTCTTTTATTTTCTTTGCGCCTATATACATAGAATCAGGGCTGTCTGAAATATGAACCGCTATGTGCGTGATATTATTAGATTTTTTTCCAATTTTGTTGGTCATATATGTCTCCTTTTTGTGCGTAAACTACTTATATATCTTATTAATGAGGCGCAAAAATAAGATATATATAGAAGAGGACATAAAGGTTAGTTGTACTAATCTTATGAAATCACGACAGATGGGATTGTATTCCAATAGCTAGTAGCGAGGATAAATGAGCGAAGATAACGATAACACTAGATCTACGAATCTCGAAATGGAGAAACGTAAAGAGCGTATAAGACGACTTATGATCGCAGGGCTTAGTGATCGTGAAATTAAAGCTCAATTAGTAAACCCCATTTCAGACGATCCCGATGTAGAACCAGATAAACCCCTATCCGTCCGACAAGCATCTCGCTATATACAGCAAGTAAAAGAAGAGTGGGCAGAAGAACCGCGTGAGAACATCAATACTGCGGTAAATAAGTACATAGAGTCGCAGATGGATATCTATAGAGAGCTACGTATAGAAGGTAGTGTCTCCGCCCTAAAGGAAGCATCTAATATACTGGATAAGATAGCCAAGATACAGTCGGTTTTTGAGGAGAAAGATTCGTCCGATGATTCAGACGGAATGACTATTAACTTTATAGACTCCGCTGAGACATACGAAGAAGCCGTTAAGCAGCTTGAGGATATCGATGTCACGCACTAAAAAACTAACCCTATTACCTCACCAAAAGAAGTTTCTTCTGTCTGATGCCCCGACTCTAGGCTTAATAGGTGGTATTGGTACAGGTAAGACTGACTGTGCGGCTAAGCTAGTTCTAATAGAGCATAATAATAATCTAAGAGATAAAAAGAGAGGAAAGAAACCTCGTAATGGGATAATAACCGCTAATACAGTTAGTCAGCTAGAGAAGTCTCTTATCCTCGCTATTCAAACCCTTATGCAAGAGTGCGATATAAGTTGCTCTTATAATAGCCAAAAAAAGATATTAACGATCGGAGAATTGACTACTATCTATTGCTTTACGCTGGACAAAGGAACCGACAATATTAGGGGCTGTGAAGCGTCCTGGCTTATAATGGAAGAGGCTGCTTATAGTCGAGATGGCAAGAAATCATTTGACGTCCTGATAGGTAGACTAAGAGGTAGAGCTCCTCGCTATAAGAGATTTATTACGTCCCCTAACGGCAAAAAGAACTGGATATATAAGCTATTACGAGAAGAAGCTAATGAGGTTAATAAAGATTTCTTTAGTAAGATAGTGAATGGATTGCGGGTGGAAATGATTGTTGCTCGTACTAGAGATAACGTCTATCTCCCCCCTGATTACGAAGAGAGTATGCGCTCTACGTATTCTACAAAGTTCTGTCTACAAGAGCTAGATAGCGTATTCTTAGACATGAATGAAAGCGCTATATTCGATAGCTTTTCGGAAGGTAGAGACGTCGATGCTGACCTTCTATTGCCTCCTATTAGACAAAGGGCAGGGGTTGGCCGTGCTGCTTTTTACGAGCATCAGAGTGGCGATTCTTTTCAATTTCCTCTTTATGCGTTTGTAGACTTAAACGTCGATTCTTACGCTGTTAGTATGGCTTACTTGACTGCCAGTGAGAGCGACCCGAACGATACTGTTATAAACGTGATTGATGAATTCTATGAAAGTGAGTGTAGTTCTTTTCAGATGACAGAGTATGTAAAGAGCAAATACCCAGCGGCTTTTTACGGTGATATAAAAGTTATAATTGACTGCTCTTCTGATACACGTAAGACTAGCTCTAAGAACTTAAAAACGGACATGGCGATATGGAGAGAGGCGGGGTTTATAATTATTAATAAAGGTAGAACTAACCCAGCTATTACAGATAGCGGGCAGAATGTAAATCGCTGTCTAGAAAAAGAGCTTTTTAAGATACACCCAGAGTGTAAGCACGGTATACTAGACCTAAATACCTGTAGTAAAGACGACAAGGGAAAGATTGGCAAGGGTACTATTACCCACTTGAGCGATGGATATAGATATGGATGTTGGCACTTTAACGCGCCAAAGGTAAAAAGAAGAAACGCAAATAATACTGGATTTTTTTAACAAAGGAATATAACTATGGCTACACGTAAACCACTACAGCAAATGATACCAGAAATTATCGAGCATATCGATACCGTCTGGGAGAATAATATTGTCTATAATAGAGAGCTATACGAGATGTACGAAGGGCAAAACCTACAGTATATTGAAGAGATGTTGCAGAAGAGAATGAGCCCCCGCGCCTTTGAAAAATCACGCGATAGAATACCTCCTATTAATCTCTTAAGAGACGTGACAGAGAAGCGCTCTAAGGTCTATATAAATCAAGAGGTACTACGAACGACTGAGCTTACTAGCGACCAAGATCTAATCGACTACTGGGAAGCAGAGGCAGATGTTAATAACGTTCTAGCAGAGTCCAATTGCTTCTTGAATATGCATCGATACGTAGGAGTAGAGTACTATACAAAGGACACTTTGGATGGTTCTAAGCCCGGTCTAAGGGTACTAGGCGGACATGAGTTTATACCTTACAGTGACGACCCAGTTAACCCAGCCAACCCAACGGTTATGGTTAAGTTTATGTATACTTATCCAAACGATAAGGCTAAGTATAGAAGGGGTTTAAAGGCTACTCAGCAAAAGGTTAATACCTATGGAAAGAAGAGCCTTAACGCACGCCAAGAATGGGACGAAGTGAATCGATTCCATTTTATAAGTGATAAAGAGTTCTATATTGTAGACGTATCTTCCGGCGGTAAAACAAGGGGGCAATACGAGATAGTTGCTCATGAGACTAATGGCATTAACCCATACGGAGTCATGACGATTAAGATGCTATCTTTATCTAATAGAGAGATAATCCCTTACCCCGATTCATCCTTAAAAAGAATGAGCATTCTATTACCCATGCTATACACAGATCTAAACTATGCTATTGAGTTTCTATCTCGCTCTATTGTTTACGGCATCGATATCGAGATACAGGACGCTCAAGCAAACCCAGACGCTATCATGATGATCGATTCTCTAGATAAGGAAGGCGCTAATCCAACCATTGGTACCATCGAGCCTAAGGTTCAGATTCCGGAAACCCTAAACCTAATCGCCTCTGAGTATCAGCTATGGCTACATACGTTAGACCTCAAAGCAAGCCAGAGTATCGGTTCTAATAACGTTCAGGACGTGGCCAGCGGGGTATCTAAGTATATCGATCAGGCGGACGTTGTAGAGCTAATGAAGAAGCAGTCTAAGATGTATAAGAACTTTGAAAAAGAAGTGTGGGAAATGATTAAGTTTATACATAACGCTAAAGCTGTAGAGTTTAGAAAGGGCTTATTTTCTAGAGATATGAAAGTAAGTGTTGAGTATATACCAGAGAAGCCTATGGAAGATGAAAGCTCTAAGATAGCTAAGCTTAAAGCTAAGCTAGCCGCTGGGTTTACCTCTTATCGTAGAGCCCTAATAGAAGCCAACCCCCATTTGGATGACCAAGGTATAGAAGCTCTTATGTTAGAGATAGAACAAGAGAAAGAGATGCGCTTAAAAAGGCAGCAGGAAATGATGAGTGGCACTACTACAGAAGAAGAACCACCTGAAGAAAATGAAGAGGAGACTGAATAATGGCTGAACCACAACAAAAGTTTACTGTCCTGCTCCCCTTAGGTCTAGATGAAGACCAAGCCGAGTTTATCGCCAGGGATATAGTAGAGTTTATTCAAAAAAGAACTCGCAAGGGATTGGATAAGGATAACCAACCGTTCAAGTCTTATTCCGAGTCTTATGTGGATAGTCTAGACTTTCAGATTGCCGGTAAGAGTAAGAGTAGGGTTAACTTAGCGCAAAGCGGAGATACGATTGAGTCTATAGAAGTACTTAGTATAGACGGTAGAAGAATCGAAATAGGAATGGAGGCAGGAAGTGATGAAAACGACAAAATGGCGTGGCTTATCGCGCCGGACAATGGAGCCAGCAGAAATCCACTCGGTATCAGTGGGGACGACTTACAGTCCATTATTGATAAGCACAAGTCTTCTAGCCGTGAAGAGCGAGAAGAAGAGCGGGCGGTTGACGAAGCTATCACTAGATCTAATCTTGTCAGTTCTATTCTCGCAAGGATAGGAGTAAGAAATGAAAGTTGAAAAATTTAAAGAAAAACTTTTAAAAGCTATACAAATAGCTGTTGACGACATAACCAGTGAGAGAAGTATGCAAAAGATTGGGAAAAGCATATTACACGGTAATCTTGATTTTAAGGGGATAAGGCAAATAGCTAGAATGGGAAAGTCAACTGATTCTGAAGGGAATAGTGCTAAATTTAATCCTCATTCGAAACAATATAAAAAGTTTCGTAAAAAAATGAAGAAAAAAATGCTATTGTCTCCACAAACAACTCCAGGAAAATCAAATGCCACTTTAACAGGAGATTTACTGGATAATTTAAAATATGACGTAATAAAGAATAAAATTGTTATTGAACCGGGAGATGAGTTCGGTCACATCAAAGCGGCTACAGTTACAAAGTATAAAGGTCCATTTCTAAACATGAGAAAAGTGGCGATCAAAAAATTAACTAAGAGCCTACAGATTAGATTAAAGATACTTGTTTTGAAGAATTTTAGAAGAATTTAAGGTACTTACGAAACAAATAAAGCTTAAATAATAAGATATATAAGAGGGTTGGTAACCCAAAGGAGATTTTATGAGTGATGGTATCACAGAAGAAAACAAGACAACTGAAGAGCAAGGAACTACTGAAGAAGAGAAGAAGTTTGTAGAAAGAAAAGCGTATGAGCAGGTAGCTGCAGACATGCATAAATACAAAAATCAGACAAAAGACGCACTCGCTAAAGTAGCAGAATACGAAGCAAAAGAAGCACAAGCTAAACAGCAAGAGCTAATTGATCAGAAGAAGTTCCAAGAGATAGCAGACAACGAGCGTAAAGAAAAAGAGCAACTTAAGCAATCGCTAGCCCAGCTAGAAAACAAAGTACTTAATGCTCAAAGAATCGAAGCGCTACGAGCGGAAGGTATCGAGTTTCAAAGCCCTGAAGTTTTCAAGTTAATTCAAGAAGATCTCGAGAAGATAGGATTCGATGACAACTCTAACGTCAAGAAAGCAGAGGTTAAAACCTTCGCCAATAAGCTTAGAGAAAGCCTTAGTTGGGCTATCAAACAGCCAAAAGCTGCTGATATTCCTAGCGATGCGCCAGGTAAAGGAGCAGTTGCTGGTAAACTTAACTATGAACAGTGGAGTAAGTTATCATCGGCAGATAAAAAGGCTCGTATGAAGGACTTAGACACTTCTACAATTAAATAATAAGCCCGATTAATAAGATATAGGAAAGAACAAAAAACACAAGGAGAATAGTATATGGCAATGACAGATGTAGCTGAAGTAAGCAATCAAGTTCAAAAAATTTGGTCACCAATTTTCATGGAAGAGTTGAGAGAAGATACCCTTCTTTTGAATCTTGTCAATAAAGATTATCAGGGTGATATTCGTAAAGAAAACGATACGGTTTACGTATCTCAGGTTAATAAACCTCAGGGGCAAAACTTAACAGTTGGCGTAGATGCTAACTCATTTCAATCGACTAGTCTTTCTACTTCTCGCGTTGCTATCGTAGCAAACAAAAGAGCAGTAGCATCGTTCGAATTTTCGGACCTAGTAGATATCCAGTCTCAAATCAATGGTGATTCTTCTCCAATTAGAGAAGCTCTTCGTCAGTCAGTAGCAGAAGAAATTAATAACCACCTATACTCGCTAGTATCACCTAGTGCGTCTTCTCCGGATCATATCATTCCAAGCGTAACTGACATGAACAAAACTCAATTGGGCGCTGTTCGTAAATTGGCAGCTAAAGCTAAGTGGAAGAAAGATGGTTGGATTGGTCTACTTGACCCTAGCTATTACTCAGATATTTTAGCTGACGCAGGTCTTACTTCTAGAGATTTCGCAGCTGATGACAACCCAGTCATCGGTGGACAAGTAGCGTTCCCTCGTTTTGGATTTAACCTGTTTGAAGATAACTCTAGAGAAACTGACGACTACGGTCTCTTTTTCCATCCAGACTTCATGCACCTAGTTATGCAAACAGAGCCTACTTTTAAAATCTCTGATCTTCACTCTAATAAGCAATTTGGATATGTTATCTCTCTAGATATCATCTACGGAGCTGCTCTTGGAATCGATGGAGATAAGAAACATATCGTAGTAACAGCTTAATAAATAGGGCTTAGTTTTTAAGCCTTATCTTAATATAAACAAAAAAAGGAGAAATATATATGGCTGATGTAGCAAATAAGAAAAGATGTGGTAAGCAATTCGGTAATGCCTCTGAGTTGATTGAAGTTATTTATGACTTTAGTGTTGACGCAGGCGCAACTGGAGACCTTAGTCTTCTAGAAGCAGAGAGCGATTGCATCGTTCATTTGCGTCACGCTCTAGTCCAGGAGGCTTGTACCTCTGATGGGTTGATGACTTTAGACGTAGGTAAGACTGGCGGAGATGAATTTATCGGTGGTACAGCTGTAGCGGCTCTTACTCTTGACTCTCTTCACGTTGGTGCAGCTCCTGTAGAGCTTACTGCTGGCGAGAAGATCGATATGGGTATCCTTACTGCTGCTCTAACAGCTGGTAAAGTTAAATTCGTTTTCGAAGTATTCGCAAAATAACAAATAGATTAACGGAATAATCGCAGGGGTTAGCCCACGGGGATATTACCTCATGAGCTAGCCCCTTTTTTTTTAGGGATAGAAAATGACAGCCAATGAAATGGGAATAATTATAAGTTTTATTTCAGTTTTTTTAACAGTTTTAGCTTATGTTTATAAGGTTAGAATGAATGACAAAAAAGAAATAGATAAAGAGTTAATTGAAGTGCGCACTTATATAGATAAAGAACTATATCATCTAAAAGAGTTGCATAACAATAAGCTAGAAGAAGTGAAGAAAGAGATACATCAATTGAGGGACGAGCTTAGAGAATCAACTGTTAAACAATTTGAACTGTTAAACAAGTTGATCGATAAGAGATAAGCTCCTTAATTTTTAATAGGAGTAAAAGTGATCAATCTTAAAGATAAATTAACAATTCTACATGACGATAACGGAACATTTATAGATCATACAGCCTCTTTGTGTGATTACCTACGAGATACATCTACTATCACTTTAGCAACATCAGAAGATTACTTATACATCGGTTTTTATAAGCCCATATCAGCGGTTTATATTGAGTTTGAGACACCTAATACCGTAAGCGCTACCCTTAGCTTAGAGTACTACAAAAAGACCGCAGAATGGACGTCAATAACTCATCACGATGATACTAAAGGTTTAACAAGAAGTGCATTTTTAAGCTGGGAAAGAAATCAAACAGATCAAATTGTTAACACTATAAATTCTCAAGAAAAGTTTTGGTATCGAATAAGTGCTGATGCTACTACAAGTGCAATGATTATCAAAGGGATTAACATAGTATTCAGTGATGATCAAGAGCTCAAAAGACATTACGATCAAATATTGTCTACAGATATGCTAGGTTCTTTGTCTTCTCATATCAATATCCATGTGGCAGCTAGAGATTACATACTACAAAGGCTTAGAAATAACAACAATAATAAACTAACAAGCGGAGATGTTGCTTATATAACTCCATGGGACCTATTAGATATAGAAGAAGTAAGAATGGCAGCTACTTTCAAGGCCCTGTCTATGATCTTTAACAATTTGAGCGATGGAGATGATGACTTTTGGGCTAATAAATCACTATTTTATGATAAAGAATATTACAAAATGATTAACAATGTAAATCTAAGTATAGACAGCGATGACGATGGATTAAAAGATCCAAATGAAAACATGGCGAAGAAAGGATCTATTATATACTTTACTAGATAAGGAAATATATGGCGGAATTAACACCAGAGATTAA